AGATACGCCGTGCCGCAATGTGGTATTGCATAATACGCAACAAACATTTCACGATACGCACGCTGGATCTAGAGCGCACATTTACTATTCACATGGAATTGATTTTGTCAAGCACATATTCAAGCGCAAAAAGAATCCCCCGAACCTTGGCGGATCGGGGGACTGTAATAGGTTGCCGCTTGATGTACTTACAGTGTAGCGAACCAGGGGAGGAAAGTCAAGCCGGTTAGCGTTTCTTTTCGGGCGTGGGAGCTGGCGCGGTGTTGGATGCGCCCTTGGGAACTAACCGCACGATCTTGTATGCGCGGTAGGTGTTTCCCTCTTTGCTCTTGCGCTTTTCGCCCTGCTTGATTTCGAACATCTCACCGACATACTTATTGTCGGGGAACTTGGCGCGCAGTTCGCTCTTGATCATTTCATTGCCGATGAGACGACCCTCGACGCCATCGGAAAGGTTGATACAGTCTGCAACCTCCATCGGTTTCTTGTCCGCTTCTCCCTCTTTCTTGGAACGGCGGGAACGAACCTCAAGCGATTCGTCAACGGCGAATGGTGAAGTGAACTTGACATAGAACGGTGTACCGTCTTCGGGAATCACGAAGAAGTCTTTGGTAACGTTCTGCATTACGTAATCGCCTAAGTTGAATATCATTGTCATGGTGTCTATCCCCTTTCAGGATTGGTAAGGTTGATGGTACGTGAAAAGCATACACGCTTGACTCCATCTAAGTCAAGTAGAATGTTACCATTCGCGCATTAGGTCAACATCGTTGTAAACGATAAGACCATCCGCACGAACTGTAAACTCTCCTTTGTTGATTGCTTCCAAGCGTGCCACGAAAAGTTCTTGGCGTTTCGTGTGTTTTGCGATCAAACGTTTCTGTTCATCGATGCCCGAGATGAGAGCTGCAACATCGGCGGTTGCCGCTTCGATTGTGCGTTTCTGCTCTTGTTGCTGAGCCGCTTCAATGAGTTTCTTTCCTACATCTTCTGTAGACATTCCGAACCGTGCAAGATCAAACATTAGGTGTTCCTTTCTGGTTGGTGTCGAAGTTAGTCATCGCGCTGCGCATCGTGTCGATATACTTTTGCCATGCGGGTGCGACTACATCTCTGTACTCTGTCCACGCTTGTGCGTGGGCAACATCAAACGCATTGCGCGCCGTAATCTTCTCAGGCGGCGTCATACATTCCTTTCCGGCATCTGGTTAACAACGATAGCGAGAGCGTTGCCATGGGTCGCTGTGGGGTTAACGTTTAGCTTTGCAAGAACGTCTTGCAGAGCCGCTTCGTATCCGGCATAGTAACCGGAATCGTAGACACGCTGGATTTGTTCAAGGCGAGCTGCGCGTTGAACGTATTCCATCGTGTCGAGCTGTGTTTGCATAACCGGCGGCATCTGTGGTGCAACCGGTACTTTCGTAGCAACTGTCATGATCCCACCTTTCAAAGTAGACAGTTAACAAGCGCAAGAATCATCGCCGTGAAGCGGTGAAACTCGCAGGAACGGGCAGCAATGTATCCGTCAAAGAGACTCAACATCGCGCTGATACTCAAACACTATGTCGCTAGCTTGGCGAATTTCATCTTGCCACGATTTGTAGACAGATTGTAGTAAAGGTTGTTTCGTTGCTAGAACCAGAGAATCAAGACCGCATCTTGCAGCGCTCAATGCTCGCATTAAAATTTCGTATTGTTCCAATGTCATTGTATACATATTTTGCGCTCCCATCAAACGCAAGACAAGTATATAAATTCTTCACAAGAATGTCAACAAAATAATGCACAACTTTAGTCGTAATCGTCATACGCCAAAGAACCATGGATAATTGTGATTGTAACGCACGCGAAGAGTAGCCACGAATATGGATTCATTTTGTCGAGAATTATGCACCATATCAGCGCAAACCAAACGCCGAGATTCAAGCGCTCAACATACGCGCGAATCATGCGGCGGCAATGCCAGCTTTTGCACCAGTGACAACGGTCGTCGTAATGGCGCGGAAGCCGAACACAGCTCCAGCAAGCAAGATTACACCGGCAACGATGGCGATTAGATCGGTGAAAGAATGTCCAAAAAGGTTAGACAAGTTCTGCGAATTAGTTTGTATCGCAGAACCTATCGCTGCGCCGCCAGGGATAGGGGTACCTGCAAGCGCTGTGGGAAGCATGTTGATATAGTCCTGCAAACTCGTCGGTGAGCTGGTAGCGGCTGTGGACGCGGTAGGAGACGTGCCAAAGGAACTGATAGGCGTACTCGGAGAGATGCCGAGAATTTGACCTAACGTTTGTCCCGCCTGTGTATCGCCGCCTGTGTACGTTGTCTCAAAATCTTCCAGCGACTCACTTGGATTGTAATATGGTGAGTTTCCAGACGTGGCGCTAGTGAGCTGATTCTGTAGCGCGGTTTGACCGGCGGCGAGTGTAGGAAACGTGAGCAGTTGACCATTGCTGGTAATCGCTCCTGGATTGTTATAGGACGGGTTGACGTTTTCCAATCGCGTAATCGCATTGGATAGGTCTTGCAATGTCAAGTCGAAACTAGACAAGATATACCGGCCATGGTGTGAGTTTCATTGTTGGCGTAACGTTGACCGCATTTTGCGATGCGACGGAAGCAACCGGTTCATCAACTTCCGCACCGGGTACAGCCGATTCGGGCGTGTTGTATGCCGGATTCGTACCGGGCATATAATACCCGTAAGGATTCGCAACTGTTTCAGGAGCGCCAAAGTAAACGCTTGGCGTGTCATCTCCGGTTGCGGTTCCGGCTTCGGGAGAAAGCGGCGGAAAATTATTGACAACCTGTGACGCCGCGTTGTTAGCGTGTAACAGGTAGACAATTCCAGATACAGCTCCGATTCCCGCAAACAAGTAACCCCAAATATATTTCTTCACGATTCCCCCTACGAGAACAATCCGGCAACGATACCGGGAGTGGCAACCGGTTGGACAGTAGACGGTGATTGTTGCGGCGTGATAGGACCAAGCGCTCCAACCTTAATCGATGAGCCAAAGATACCACGCGGGATAGTCGGAGAGGATGGGCTACCAAACGTAGCAATCGGCGGCACAGGATTGAGTGTACCAATCGTGTTACCTGGAAGATAGGAATACCCAACACTCTTAGGCGTCAACGGTGTTGATGTAAGCGGACCCTTAGATTTTGCCGGCCCTACGACCGGGCGAAATGCTGAGTTCATATGCAAAACTCCTTTACGCGAAGAAACCAGATGCCGCGTTTGCTAGCGTGCTTGTGATTGACGCAAGAACATTGTTGCCAGAGACAGCGGTTTGCGCTCCACCTACGGCTGCGGCTGTTCCGATACCGCTTTGTCCAAGTACAGCGGACAAAGCTGCAACCTGTTCTTGTCCACCCGTACCACCCTTGTTAAAGACGCCCGAATTGATAGCACTCAGGATGCTTTGTGATTCCTGAGATTGCTCGCTCATTGACTGCGAATCGAGCTGAGTCTGGTCCTGCAACGAAGTCAGGTTAACATCCGTCGCATCGTTCGTTTCGTTCGTCAAGTAATTGTACTGTTGACCGGAAAGTGCAACCGCTGTGTCATCGTTATATTCTTGCCCTTGGAGCTGGTCAGATGCTTCCGATTCGTTCATCTGATCTTGCGCCGTAACGAGTCCGAGAACCGATGCAAGGTTGTCTTGATTTTCGGTGACCTGCGCCTGTGTTGTAGTGTTCGCAACATTCGCAGCAATATCCGCTTGCTGTGTTGCACCCTGAGTTGAGATGCGTAATTGTTGCGTTTGTGCTTGCGTTTGATCCACAGCAACATTCGCGGCAATTTGTGTTTGCGCCGTTGCCGCTGCCGTTTGAATTTGCGCCGATTGAATTGCAGCCGAATCCTGATCCTGAGTTGCGGCGAGTTGCGCATTGACTTCCGATGTTTGCACGCCAGCGGAAAGTGATGCAGCATAGTTTTGCGAATCCACTTGCTGTGTTGCTTGCGCTTGCTGTGCTTGCAATTGTTCTTGCTGCAATTCGGCGGATAGGTAATCAGATGCAGCCGCATCCGATGTGGTACTTGTCGAGCTGCTACCAGCGGAACTTTTCAAGATAAAGTATCCGCCGATAACGGCAACCAAAGCGAGTGCACCGGATTCGTAAGGATGTGACTTGATCCACTCAAGAATTTTATGCATAGTCACCTGCATATTCAGATGTGTCGATTGCTTCACCGTAATCAGCGGACATATTCTGTCCGAAAATTCCTTGATCAGCAAATGTTCCATCGCTGTTAACCGATGGCGTTGTTATCTGTTGGCTTCCGAGCTGGATGTTGATGCCAACAAACGGCACACCTTTCGGCGCGTAAAGTTGCGGCGGTTGGAGTGGCGTATACTTCTGCGGATTTTGAACAAGGTATGCGTACCCTGGAATTGACTGCCAAGGTTTCGATAACTTGCTCTGCAAAATAGCGCCATCGCCGCCAGGAGTGAACACTGGTCCCGCTGTGAAATACCACGGCGAAGATGCAGGTTGCCTTACAGGGTCCGGTAGGACGGTCCTGTATCGCGGTTTCGAGTACAAACCGTGCATGACTTTGTGTAACACATTTCTGCGCGCCATGGTTCCTCTATTCGTAGGAAAGTTCGCTTGCGCCGCCGAATCCAAGACCAGATGAGCTGGAACCGGTTACAGGTGAAAGAGCAGTTGACAGCGCGGATGAAAAACCTTGTGACCCCGCACTAATCACACCAGACGTGTTGGCATTTTTTGACACAAGAACGGCGATGATTGCAACGCCGATAATCGCAGTCAAAACTGTGACAACTGAGGTAATGAGTTGGTCGCCCATGATATTCCTTTCACAATTTATTCAAACATTGAAATCGACGGCAACGTAGGCAATGCTGCAAGTGGCGTTACAGTGTTCGATGCAACTGTGGATGTGCTCACAGGTTGTTGTGATTCTTGTGTAACAAATTCCGAAAACACTTGCTTGTTTTTGTATAACAATCCCGCCATAACCAGGAACATAAACATGCGAGAAATGGTTGACAGTTCCTTGATGTAGCCAATTGCTCCGACAAGGAAAATTGCAATCATCCATTCAAAGTAATTCGGTTGTCCAGAAAAGTCTGCTTTCACAAGCGTAAACAAGTTACTGGTTTGATCACGCACACCAGCAACTATTAAGAGTACGCCAGCGAATCCGAATACAAACGGCATGTTAGATTCCTACAATCGCGCGATACTGCGGGAGCTGCCCTTTCATCGTAATATACACGATGAAACCGATGACAAGGAATGCGGCAATCCAGTTCGTTTGCCCCACTACATACCAACCTTGCTCAAGAGTGACTGTCCTGTAGACGGGAACTTGACGCCTACAAGATAACCAATCAAAAGCACAACTGCGAGTGTAATCCAGCCATGTTTCATGTTTGCCCCTTTCTAAAAAGTTGCTCTTGAAAGATTCAAGAACTTTGCAACATTGTTCCACTGCGAACGATACGCGCCGCCCTGTGTCTGTGCGAAGTGTGGCTTCATGAGTCCAACTCTCCCATGACGCGCATTGCCTTGGATGGTTGCGCGAATGTTCATGGTCGCACCGGTCTGCGGAATTGCTGCAAGAACTGCATCGATACCTGCGACAAGAATATCAATCAATGGAGAGTAAGTTGCGGTGAATGGAATCGTCGCAGCAAGATTCATCAACACACCGAGCGCTTGTGTAATATCTGCTACGACGCCAGAATTTTTCCACGTTGCAACTGCTTGCGTGAGCTGCTTGACGGCGTTTGAAAAATCGGTTGCCAGTTCAGAACCGGGTTCCATTACATTGATCACTGCGGATGCAGAACTGAGAACCGCGTTAATCAACCCGCTCAAATTTCCATTGCAGCCGATTGTGAGCATCATACCGGGCATGATTGAAACGCTCCCCATTGACACAATAAACATGCGACGGTTCATGTTTGATTCCCTTCATTTTGCGTGCAGGTTAATGCGCTATCAGTCTACTACTTTAACGACCGTTGACCAAAGGTATGCGGCAATCAAAGCGAGAATGAAAAACGCGGTCCAATCGAGTAACGTCTCTTGAGAGTTTCCAGGATGCCAAACCCAAGAGTAAATCTTCGAGATGATTCCTTCACCAAAATTCATTTTGTCACTCTCCATGATGAAAACCGCGCGGGTATCGAAAGATGGGTGACGATACCCGCACGTCGCGTAACAGATGGGGATAGGCGAGCTGTTACGCGAAACTTAGCTTCCCGCCGCCAGGGAACCGGCTTGGGTAAGCGTATTCTGTTGCGCAAAGAATTCCCACATTGTATACAGATACGCACCGGCCGCTGCAACTGTTGGCACTAAATCGAGTTGCATGTTACCGGTTGCGAGTGTGTAAATGGGATGCTTGCGTGACGGGAAATAATACGTTCCCGGAGGCGGATCGGTTCCGAGAATGCGACGTTGCACGCGTGCGCGTTCATACGGCGATTCCTGGAAAATGTTTGTCAGGTTTGCCGACACCAATTTCCAGAATGTAATGTCAGAGCCAACCAATCGACCGCCAACCGTGCCTGTCGAGTTGTAAATTTCCGTCAAACTCATGAACCGGCGGAAATTTGTGTATTGGACGTAGTTATCTTGTCCCGCCGTGAGGTTAGCAAAGTTCGTGAACAGTAATTGATACAGTGTGGAAATGTCGAGTTGCGGGAGTACGATTCCGTTTTGCCCAACCGGAAGCTGATCGAGATATTCCTGATACACATTGATCGTGATTGAGGAAATCGAGGATGCAGCCGCGCTTCCGTAGAACACAGCGAACGTATCATCGCCCGTATGCGGCGCGGGATTAGGATTCACTGTGAACTGCAAGTTCATCTGGTTCGAAACAACGTTCGCGTATATTGCGCCGCGCAAATCGTCATCCGAATACGCCACAGGAATTTCGTACCAGCATTCAGCCGTTCCGGTTGCCGATGTTGTCGGAGCTGTGGCCTGTGCAAGTGTCCAGTTCGCGCCAAAGTTTCCTTCGGACTGTGCCAAAGTCATCGCAGATGCGAATGGCATCTTATCCTTGAAACTCTGTGTGAGTGCGAGCTGCAACCCTGTGCAGTTGTGCCGTTGATTGTTTTGCAAATCGGTGAACTGCACATTTGAAAGCAGGTTCATCCCGCCAAAATCAGTGGCGGCGGCGGTACCGCTTCCCAACTCAGCAAATGTCGCGGTCACTTGCACAGTAAATCTCAGCAACAACCCAACAGCAAGAATCGTGTTGACGGTAACCACGTTTCCATTTGCAGGATTGAATGTTGTCGAATAAATCTGTTGCTTGCGCTTCACTGCTTGGCTTAACACTTGCTTGCGCTGTGCAAGGTTAATTTGCCACGGTGACGGTTGATTTGATACTTGCTGAGTCGCCATGTTTCACTGTACCTTTCCTGTGCCTTACGGCAAACTGGCTGCGAATGCAGATAGGTTAATGAATCTGGTTACAGGTAATCGCCCAATTTGCGGCGCAACCGCGTAAGCAGATTCGCGTGATTGTCTTCAACTTTCTTGACGCGTGCAGTCAATGCAGTGTCAACAGTTGTAGACGGTTTCGTTTCGAGAGCAGCAACACGAGCTGATAGCGTTGCAAGTTCGCTCTCAAGAGTTGGAGTCTGATTTTCGTCCACTTGATGTTACCTCGATTCTGGTTGAATTTGTTACTGCGAAACAGCCGGTTCGATTTGTGCGAGTGAAAGAATCTCATGACCGGCAATCGCTGCGATTACAAGCATGAGAAAAATCACCAGCCAATTCATCGGATGGCCTAGCAACTTGATGTTGATAAACTTGTCCACTAGGATGCCGCCGTTCCGCTCACTTTGCCCTGCATGTATTTCTGCACGATTCCCAATGCAGCAAATGCAATCAAAGCCATGAGCACAACGGTAACCCAGTTGGCAAAGTTCCAACTAAGTATGTTTTCCTGTGCCATTCTTCAATCCTTTCACAACAGTCATCATGCGACTAATCAGTGACGGTTTTTTGACTAAGGTGAGTTTACGAACCGATGCAGAAATACCAGACGTTACCTTGCAAACTTGAACGGTCGTACCTTGCGCGTCTTCCGGTGAAAATGTAAAGATGCCAAGATTGTTGTATCCATCGGCAGGTAAGAAGCCTGATGACTTGGCGACAGTGTATATCGTTGCGTAATTGATTCCATCCGACGACGCGAGGTAAGCAATAGTTGTCCCGTCATCTGTGTACCGCATCCATACAAATGGGAGAGACCCGCTTTGTTGTTCTGTTACTTGTTCCTCTACAGTATTCGGATCAAACCAATTTTGTATGAACCAACTCCAACTATTGTTATGTCCGAAGTACAACAAAATTTGTGCGGAACTATCGGGTGCAAACATTGGACCAATTGCAATTCCAATGTCAGTTCCTGCGGATGACGAACTACTGGGAGTAACTAGAGCTGATAACAACACGTCAAAAGTAAATGGCGTTGCCGGATAGGATGCCGCAACACCTTCAATCAACGTTGCCGTTGTAGCGGACTCTTGAAGCTGTATGCCTGTTGCAACATCATTCGCCACAAAAGTTCCTTGCTGATTCACGGCGAAAGTAAATCCGCTATTCGCCTGTGTCGGAATTGGTGGAGTCATTAACGGTGCGAACAATCCACCAGATGCTTGTGTCGTACTTGTGATGTTATCGGAGCACACATCATAGTACGGGAAAATGTCGAAGTTTGAAAACAGAAACGAACCTTTTCCCTGTTGCACTCCCGATGTATTCAACAGAAAAAATTCAACATCGCCGAATGAATCTACCATCGTGAACGGGCGAGAACCAGAAACTAAAGACTGATTTTGTACGGCATTGTTTCCGCTCACGTACAAAACTTGTCCGGTTTGATTGTTGTATACAATCAACGTGTTTCCGCCCGTCAACTGTTGTGCGTCTCCATCTGTAGTGAAAGACGGTCTCCATGAAAATGTCAACGCGTTTACCTTGCTAAGTGGAGACGCGCCACCAGTGATCTGTCCAAGCGATACAACGATGCGCTGATACTGCGAACCATCGGGTACGATGTAATAAGGGAATGTTACAGGGCCATCAAGGATTGGAGCTGAGTCACGAGTGAAATCAACATCCACGCGCAGGAATTTGAATCCCTCCGATGGCAGAACATTGGAGAGTTTCTTTGCCGGTAATAGCGCAGTTCCGTTATTCATATCCGTCTCGATTGCTTGCGCGAGTCAAGTTTCTCCGCGATGTTGTCGAGGATCACATCAATCTGTGGTACCGGCTTCATGCGGTAATACCGCTTCCATCGCACGTCGTAATAGTACGAATAAAATTCCGGTAAAGGGTTGCTCTCAAAATCTGGAACCTTGGCGAAACCTCGCAACGTTTTGAAGTCTCTATCATCCGTGAGTGGGAAGCATTGAAAAAATTGCGCTTCACTGAATGCGTATCGTGAGACCAATACTGGACGCTGGTTAAGAATGATTGCTGGACAACCTTCCGAACGTCCCTGAATGAGAAGAGTTGTGAATCCCGGACCAAAGCCACACATAAAAGCTTCGTCAAAATAGCATCCAATTCTACCGCGCTGTAGAATCGCGTACAAGTAAGCATCCAGGTTTTCATTTTCATACTGTGTCGGGTGAGCTGCATAGATACCTGGATACTTAGGGATATACCCCACGTCAACATGCTCGATTCCTTCGATGGATGCAATTTTTTCTTCATTCTTCGGATCAATGATCACCCATGGTTTCGTTACAAAATTCGCGTTGCTCAAATGCCACAATGCCGCTTGCGATTTTCCACTACCGGTGTGTCCGGTTAATGTGATTCGATCAGACGGGCCGGGCAAGCGAATATTATCCTTACTGCTCGACCCATCAATTGGAATCACTTTAGCCATCACATTACCGGTTGCTGTGTTGCGATGTTGACACGATGCGGCATCTGTGTCACGTTTCCTTGTCCGTTACGTTGCGCTTTCTTGCGATGCGTAATCGCTACAAATCGCGTTCCGTACAACGTGCAAGCTACAGCGATGAGATTGATTTCAGACATTCGTTTCGCTGTCAGCAACGGAACGTCATGATGTTGCGAAAATGTTTCGTAAGCATCGGAGAGTTGCTTTACCTCCGTGGGATCGAGCATCAACTCCGGTGTCTTGAGAAGCACGCTTGCCCATGTATGGACCATGGTCACAATTGCTTCTATATTCGCTGGCGCTTCTTTCCCCCGTTTGGTGCGCGGTTTTCCGGTGTCGGAACGACGGCGACGGGTTCCACTTCTGGAGTCGGAATTATCGTCACTTCCGGCGGCACTTCGAGAGGCAATGAATTCTCCGAGTTTGGCGGGATCGACTTCAATATCGCCATCTCGCTGAGAGCTGTAACGCTCGACAACAGGTTGGTTATCATCTCGCTCTGCGCTTGAATCAATGTTCTGCTCTGTTCTTGATTCGTCGAGAGTAATGTGTTCATCTCCGTGAAGCGGTTCGCTTGCGATGACTGTAGGCTTGCCACTTCCATTTGTAGCCCGTCTAAGCGATCGGTTAGCCATTTGTAATCCTCATCTTCAATTGTCGCAATTTCGACGTGTGCCGCGTTGTCTAATTGCTCGTGTGTTCCAAGATCGGTTGCGGCAACCGGTACAACGCTCACAGATGCCATAGTTAACTCCTGATAGGAATGTTATCGGAATCGAGCATACCCGATTCGATCTTGTCGTTTGGTTCAGAATCAACTTCTGGATTCCTTGCCAGATGCCAAGCAATCAACGAATCAAGTTTCATTTCGATTCGCGTTTGCGTTTCCTTGATGGTGTTAACTTCGGCTTGCACCGATTTTGTAACTCCCTCAAGAGTTTGTTTCATCTCAGCTTTGATCTTTTCAGGATCAACGCCCATCGCTTTCAAAGCCATTTCAATTCCCGTCATATCATCCCCCATCTTCTACGGAATTACACCGGCTTGCGCCATGAGAGCTGCAACCGATGAATACGCACCCATGCAATCGAAATTCAAAAAACATAACGTGAACTTACCCGCTGGCGTTGACGCATCAACCTGCGGACAAATAAACCGATACTTGAGCGCATTCTTGTTCGCTGGAAATGGCATAATCACATACTGCGCCGCAACGGTTCCTTGATTGACTACAGCCTCGCCAAGACAGATAGTTTGTAACGTTGTCTTGTTCGTGATAAATGCAGGATATACGTCACTTGCATATTGCGTATCTTGGCGATTGGTTCCATCGTAGTTGAAATTCGGACGTGACCACGCAATCAAGGTTCTAACTTCAGACAATCCAGAACCTTGAAACAAGTGCTCAAGATCAAATTCAAGTAACGTAAACCCTGCAATGTTGTTGTCGGCATTTGCGGCGTCACTCAAAAAATATGCATACTCGGGAAAATTCAAATCCAGCGTGCTCACCGCTTGCTGTGTACAATCCACTTGCACAGTACAAATTGCGCGTCCTTCTTCCGGCGGAACTGGTCGCGGTCCCTTGTTAATTGAAAACGTAAGTTGCTGCGCAGGATTGCCACCTACAGCTCCATTCGTTCCCTGCATTGTCATAGCTACACCGAACGTGTCCGGTGTCCCGCCCGTTGACAAACTCTCAATTGTTGTAGGAACGTTGTTCGCTTCGGTGATGGCTTCAAATCCAGCCGCGCTGAATGCTGCGCTTGGTCCTGCGGCGGTCAACTCAAATCCTGTTGAAAGATTAGGACTCGCCACAGTGCCGGATGAATCGAGAGTACACGCTAACAATAGTTTAGTGTTGTCGAGTCCGATGCTTCCGAAGAAAAAATCATTCGTAGTTTCGGATGCTTCATAACTTGACGCAACAAATGTTACATTTGAAAAGTTTGATTGTAACTCAACTCCGAAGCATTGGGATGCTTGCACATCACCTGGAAACAACGATGATAAATCAAGTTCGTTTCCAACCGCGCTCACACACCTGGAAACCGCATACACAAAGATGGCATTAAAAAGAGTGGACACTCCGCCAGGGCCACCATTGATTTCCGAGTACATCAAGTTCCACACATTATTCGCAGAATCCGTGAGCGTTGCCGGTGCAGCTGTAAAGTCACCAAGTATGGCGGTTGCCAACACCATGGAAACTAACAAACTACCTGCATTGTTTTCGCTGAATGTAACAGACGTTCCAGATGCGTCACTCGATTGCCGAATGAATGTAAAGTTAACTGCCATGATTCGTGTACCCTTTCAACACAACTACGGTACACGGTCCATAGGCCACTAAGGGCAGACCGCTGCGCTATGCATTCATTATACTCGCATTTCTAAGTGTGTCAAGAAAATTCTTCTAAGTCATCCTTACGGTGCGCGATAAGTACGACGCCGAATGTGTTTTGAAATTGAATGTCGGAGCATCCTTTTTCCATGTAACTGTTTTACCTTTCGCCACGTGTTCAATTTCTTGAGCTGTAAGATGCACTCCCTTGCTAGCCATTTTGACGCATTCCTTTCCGTCAAAGAGAGCGTATAACTTGCGACCTGCAATAGCCATACGATTACCGGATTTTTCAATTTTCCAATGACCAATTCTAGTAGCATCTATTGGCACTCCTTCCAATCGCTCACACACTATCGAATCTGTGTCACAATACAGTGGCCGTTTAGCTTTAGCCAATGCACGTATTAGCAGCGATCTTGCGGCACCTGTGATGCTTGCGCCTGTTGCCACGTTGTAACGCTTCGAGCTGTGACTAGGACGTTTCCAAAGCACATAACCAGCATAGCCAACAATAGTGCAGGGTACAAACCCGTCTGGATCGTGCGCGGGATTCAAGTTCGTTTGATCATCCGTTATCATATACGAATAGTAATCGTCTGGATGCTGCGCGAACTTTCCATAACAAGAATTGCCAACATACTTATAAAACAACGCTCCAATATCATCGCCTTTAAGTTGCGCGTCGCGTCTAAGTTGATGGAATTTATCGACAAACTTATCAAACATTGTCCATTGATCAAAGTTGTACGTTTCGCAGATATCCTCGCATTCAAACATGCCGGTTTCAATCGCTGCGATGTATTCGTGGATTGACACGCAATAATGATCACGCTCAAGATTGAATACAAGACCTGTTTTTGTTCGTTTGGGAAACGCGCCATAGTTGCGACCGTAGACGGTGAGAAAGAATGTGTTGTCCTGGATTTCTCTTCCGATCCGCGAGTCGGGCGAACTGATTGGGTGATTAAAATTTCGCATGGCAAACGGGTAACACTGGTTAAGATCATATGACTGTATCTTTTCACCTTTCGATGGCTTGATGATTCCCTTTTCAAAACACTGTACACGCCCACCGTAATAGAACGGCAATCGAATCATTTCATCTTCACGAGCTGTGAGACATTCAAACGTGTACAGCTTTTTCATTTGCTTCATGCTGGTGGACGCAATTGTTAAGTTGTCGCCGAACCGCGAATGAAATTCTGTAACCATCTCATGCAGGTAAACACAGTCCGCTTTCAGGTACTTCAAAATTTGCCGCTTGTGTTTGTTTCGATACTCGCGCTCGAAACACCGATAATCAATTCGATCCTTTTTATATTGCTTCAACGGGAACGGCATCAACGCAAAACTATCGCGCAGTTCATGAAACTTATCCCTCGCGTGTCTCCATGCATCTGCTTTCACGATGCGCCCATTGATAATCAAAATTTCGCGCTCATTTGCAATCCAGTCCATCATGTAAAAGAAATCGAACTTTCCACCATTGTGCGCATACAGAATTGCCGGCTCATAAGTGAGAACCTTTTCATGCATCTCTGCAATGCAATTGTCTCCCCATGCGTATGTCCAATCATCGCCAGTGTACAGCCCACACGCAAATGGCGCGGGATCGCGGCCATGTTCGAATGGATCAGTTTCCACGTCGATTGTGAAGATTGGTTTAGTCATAATACACATCACTTTCAAGTGTCTCGATGCCGTGTTGTTTGAGTATCTCACGATATTCGACACCCACTCTACATGAACAGTAGCGCATTTCAGGACCAACTATATTGTTCTTGAAATCTTGGATATGATAGAAAAAATGTAACAACACCATTGCCTTATACTGATATTCATTGAAGTCGCTCCAATCATGTTTAATCACGATGCACCACCCTGCACCGTGACTGTCCATTCTCCTTGTACGGCGTCACTCCATGTTGCTGTGAGTAAATTACTATCCCATGCCCATTGCACGATGGACACACGCGCACGCGATAAACTTCTTTTGGTTCCTCGACCATCCCGGTTCCATCGCACGCAATACACGCTATCTCCTTACTCCCATCCTTGAACGTTTGCGGCTTCATAGATACGGTACCTCATATTCCGTGCCATCATATGCACGCATTGTTTTCGTTTCACGGATCACACTGTATGGCCTGAATGTTATCTGTGCCATGTTGCCGCTTACATGCAGCAACGGATACCGATTAATACCGTTGAATTCTTCAATGTAAACCTGCGCACAATCGGGCAGGTTTACAAGATACTCTTTCAGCTCGCCTACTGTCATTTGCTCCACCTTCCCCTTTCAAACCACCATCCTCTTTCTTTAGTCGATTTGATGTAAACGCGATATTGATTTTCCATCGCGGCCGCGTTATATTCTGCCTCTATTATTTGCGCGTCTCCAGGTTCATTTTTTCCGGTTCTTATCCGTTCCGCTATCCACGCACGAATCGCAACTGGAGCGCACTCATCACGTGCCAATAAAACAAATACATATTCGTCAACATTAGCACAATTCAAACATGAATCAACTTGCTCCATCTCATCAAGTTTTCTCATTTCCCCACCACCTTTTTATCGTATTCATCTAGTATTATTTCCTCTATCCTAAATGACTCCACATTAAGTAACACCATCATTATTGGCAATTGCTAATTGCGCATTCTCAAAGGATGAAAAAATACCTATCCATCCATCTTCAACATAACAACTTCTCCATGCTACATAGACACTCATTTTTTCCCACCTTTCGATTTGAGTTTCTTTGACACTTTCTTGCGCCGTTCATTTTGCTTCTTTGTCTCTGCTCCCTTTTTCTTTTTCCACTCGCCCGTGGTCCCGCCAAACTTCACAATCTTAATTTGATTCAGCCACTCACTTGTTTTCGTTGCTTTCTTTTCCCTCTTCGCCCCATATGCACTCAACCTGCGAAACAATGCATACGCCGATTGATACACTTCAAACGTACTCGAATATCCCTCATGTACCTTTCCATCCATCCCCCTGTACTTGTACGGTATCTGCGCAGCCCACGTCTCACCTTTTTTCAGTAACGCTTTGTCGAGCGCGTTTGCATTCATCCTATCTTCCAAGTACGCGAACATCGCACGCCTATCACCGTCTTTCAATTCACGTAACGTGTAACTCTTTTGACGTGGACTAACATCGATGTGCGGCTGCGATAACTTAACCGGTGAAACTATCCTCACCGCTTGCTTAACCGTTTCTGTAACTGCTTTCTTCGCAGTCTTCAGAACTTGTTTCTTGACTTCCTTCGGTGTAAACTTCTTTAACTGCTTTGGTAATGACTTACTAACTTTCTTCTTTACCGTTGTAACTTCACGCTTGAGAGCTGCTCTTGCTTGACTAAGTGATTCAAAATCCTCACCTAACAAATTTTCAATGTACTGTGACTCATTCCGTTCCTGATTCTTTCTTCCCTGCGCAACCGCTTTCTTGAGCGTTCTCTTTGTATTCTCAATCTGCTTTCTGGTATTGGATGCGGTTTTGCTTGCACTCTTTTTGAGTGTTTTCTTTGCCCGGTTCACCGCTGCTTTTTGAGCTGTGTTACCGGAACGCTTAAGTGTACGTTTCTTTGCCAAGGTTTTGTTGTCAACCTGGAACGGTCTTAGACGACCGCTAAATGGTGCAGTGTTTCGGCATCAAGGTGTTGCTTGCAATCTTGTCTGCAACCATTGTACCCTATCGTGCATCGCATCCAGGTATTATTTAAGTTTTCGTTTTCCACAGAATTGCTCTTGACTTTTTCTGTGTTATTCATTGTAACAGTGTGTTTCATATTATGGCACGGTGTATCTCGATCTGGGTTTCTA